AAAACCAGGTGACGAAGGCCAGTTATGGGGGCTACGTGCGCGTCAGCGAGCAAATCCGGGACTGGAGTGACCCGGACATCATCAGCCTTCTGCTGGACGACATGGCCCGTGTCTACGGTGACACCACCGACAACGTGGCCGCTGACGCCTTCGTGACCGCCGCCACACAGACCCTGGCATTCCCAGGTGCGTCCACCGATGCCACCAACTGGCTGACCTGGCTCTACGACGCCGCTGAGGACATCCTCACGAACAGCACCGGGCACCTGCCCACGCACCTGTTCTTGGGCACCGGCAACTGGAAGAACCTGGGCAAGTTGGAAGACGACCAGGGCCGTCCCCTGTTCCCGCAGGTCGGACCGATGAACGCCCTGGGCACCACCACGCCCGGCACCGCCAATTTCACGGCCTTCGGTCTGCAGGTTGTCGTGGACCGCAACTTTGACAGCGGCGTGGCCATCCTCGGCGACACCATCGGCTTTGAAATCTTCGAACAGACGAAGGGCTTTTTGTCGGTTGACAACGGTTCGACCCGGTCCCGTGACATCTCGTGGCTCGGCTACCTGTCCACGCTGATGCTGGACGTCGACCGGTACGTCAAGGCCGTTTGATTCACCCCCACCGGAACCCCCACCACCATGGCCACCATCCTGACGATTGCGTGCACTGACGACGTTGTAACGCTGACGCTGGACGACGCCACCGGCCTGGTGGTGGGGGAAACGGTCACAATCTTCGGCACCGGTTACCCCAAACTGGACCACGTCCACACCCTGACCGCTGTCGACCTGGGCACCGACACGGTGCAATACCTAGTCAACAACCAAGACGACATCCCCACCACCAACGTGACGGGCGCCATCCTGTCCGAAATTGTCACGTGGGCCGACGCTGATGACGTCAAAGTGTGGCTAGGCATCTCGGCAGCGACTGCCAACGACACGGCCTTTATTGACTATTGCGTGGAAGCGGCCAACTGCTACGCCTACCGGGTCAGGTACGAAGCCGGTTACAAAGACAGCCCCGTCACTAGCCCGTGCCCGTCAGCGAAGTTGGGCACGATCATGATGGCGGGCAGTTTGTACCGCGAGCGTGGCAGCGTGGACAGTTTCGCCAGTTTCGACCAGACCGGGACTGCTGTCCCGTTCGGCACCATGGCCCGCATCAAACAGCTTTTAGGCGTGGGACGCCCCCAGGTGGGTTGACATGGCAGCGACCGGCGTCCTGGCCGAGGCCTACACCAACGTCGTGACCCGGCTGCAGGCCGCGGGCCTTGTCGTCGTGACGGACCCTCGGAACGCACGCCCAATGTCCGTGTTCGTCGAACTGCCGAGCGCTGACGTTTTTAACAGCAACATTGTGGACGTGACCATTTCCATGCGCATCCTTGCGGCCCCGCCAGGCAACCAAGACAGCGCCGACTATCTGCTAACGACCGCTAACACGATTCACCAGGCCTTGGGTGGCATCACCACGGTTGGCCCGTCCACGGCCCTTATCGGGGACCAGAACGTGCCCGCCTACGACATGACCGCCCGAGTAGCAACCCGCCGCACCTGAAACGGAGACAAACCCAATGACCACCACCGTCCTGAGCAGCCCCTACGTGTCGATTGACGGCACCGATTTCACGGACCAGGCGTCCAGCGCTGTCGTGACCTTCACGTATGAAGCGCTGGAGTCCACCACGTTCGGCCAGTCGGCCCGCACCTACACCACGGGCCTGCAGAACAACGAGATCACGATCACGCTGATGCTGTCCTACGGGGCCGCCGAAGTTGAAGCCAAGTTGGCTGGCATCCTCGGCACCAACGTGGCCGTCATCGTCGGCGCCGAGTCGGCCACCCCGGCCGCAGATAACCCGGTGTACACCATGACCGGCTACCTGGAGACCTTTACGCCGATCAACGCCAGCGTTGGCGCACTGCAGACGGTTGACGTCACGTTCCGTGGCGGCGCCCTTGTGCGTGCGGTTTCCTGACTAGGGTTTCACTATGCAACTGCGACTCAGAGTGACACCCAAGACCGGTGACGTCTACGAAGTCGAAACCGACATGACGGTGATCGTCGAATGGGAACGGAAGTACAAGCGCCGAGCGTCCGACCTGGCTAAGGGCATCGGCATGGAGGACCTGGCGTTTATGGCGTACCAGGCGGCCCACCAGGCCGGCCACACCGTCCCCGCCGTCTTTGACGACTTCATCAAGAAGACCCGCAAAGTTGACGTGGTCGACCAGGACGACGCGCACCCTACCCAAGGGGCACCCACCGACGACAACTAGCAGAACTGCTAGTCGCTGTCGGTTGGTGGCCCCCACAAATACCGTTCACCACCAGTGACCTAGCCACGGTGGCGAGCGTCCTAGAAGAACAGCACCGCAACCGTGGCAGAAAATGACTTCACAATAGAGACCAACGGTCTGGCTGAAGTTGTGGTGCGCCTAAACCGCCTTGACCCCGGCTTGCGCAAAGAAATACAAGCGCAGATGAAAGCCGAGGCCAGCCCGCTTATCGCAGCGGCACGGTCACTGCTGCCCACGGAATCACCGTTGGACAACTGGTACAACTGGCCTAGGGGCCTCGGCCCTTACACCCTGTCCAAGGCCCGCAGCGGCGTGAAAGTGACGTACAAGGGCAGCAGCAAAGGCCCACGCATCCCGTTGCTAACGTTCCAACAGACGTCAGCCGTGGGCGCCATTGTCGACATGGCGGGCCGTGCCGACGGCTCCGGCAGAGGGTCCGAGGGCGGCACCAGGGGCCGGGCCATGATCGACCGCCTAAACCGGTTCACCGGGCAGGAAGCGTCACGCACAATGTACCCCGCCCTGGAAGCCAAATTGCCTTCCATCATGAAGGGACTGCAAGACGCTGTAGACAACACGGTGCGGCAATTCCAGAGGGAGATTTACCAACTTGGCTAGTGGAATCCGCATCCCCCTTATCTCCGATTGGAACCCGGCAGGCATCAACAAAGCCCGGCGGGATTTTGAAAAACTGGAGACGACCGGCCAAAAGGCGGCGCTAGCGCTGAAGAAAGCGTTTTTGCCCGCCACTGCCGCCCTGGCCGGTTTGGCCGCCGCCGGGGTGGTGTCGGTCAAGGCCGCTGCCGAGGACGCAGCGCAGCAAGCCGAATTGGCACGCCAGTTGCAAGCCACCACCGGCGCCACTGACGCCGCCATTGCAGCGAACGAAGAATTTATCGCCAGCATGGAACTGGCCGTGGCCGTCTCCGACGCAGAACTACGGCCCGCTTTGGCCAACCTGGTGCGCGGCACCGGTGACCTGTCCGAGGCACAAGACCTGTTGGGCCTCGCGTTGGACATCAGCGCAGCCACCGGCAAAGACCTGGGGTCCGTAACTGAGGCGATGTCTAAGGCCGCCCAAGGCCAAATGACGGCCCTGCAGCGCCTTGACCCGTCCATCACTGCTGTGGTGCGGTCGGGCGCTGACGCTGACGAAGTGTTCCAGGCGTTGGCGGGCACGTTTGGCGGGGCGGCTGCCGAAGCGGCCAACACGGTCGAAGGCCGGTTCGAACGTATGCAGATCCAAATGGACAACGCGTCCGAGGCCATCGGCTACGCCCTGTTGCCCATCATAGAAAAACTGTTGCCATACCTGGAACGCCTCGCCACGTTCATTGGCGATAACACGGAACTGATCTTGGGTATCGGTGGCGCTGTCGGCACGTTTGCCGGCGCCATCGTCGCCGCCAATATCGCCATGAAGGCGTGGGGCGTCATCACCGCAGTGACAACCGCCCTGAACACTGCCCTTGGCACATCATTCACAGCGCTATGGGTCGCCACCGGCGTCGGCATCGTCATTGCGCTTATTGCGGTCATCGTCACGCTTCAAGCCAAATTCGACATCCTCGGCAAGGCCGTGGACGGCCTCACCTGGCTATTCCAGTGGCTATGGGATAAGGCCAAAGCGGTTATGGCCGGCATCGTGGACGGGGTCAACGTCCTGATTGACGCCTGGAACAAACTTCCGTTACTGCCCGACATCCCGAAGATTGAAGCCGGTTTCCTGACGGTGCAGGACAGCGTCACGGCCACCGGCAAAGTGGTGGACGAAGCGGTACCGTCCTGGCAGGCGCACACTGACAGCATTGCCGAAGACACCGTCGCTGCCGAGATCAGCGCCGCCATGATGGAACAGGCGCTAGTCCCGGCGTTGGAATCCACCAAAGTGGCCGTAAACGCTGCCGCCTGGGAACTGCAAGGGTTCTACGACCAGTTAGACCGCGAAGACGCGTTCGCCAAATTTAGTGACGAACTGGCAGCGGTCAGCGCGGAACTGCAAGGGCTGGAACCCGGCTCCGAAGCGTTTGAAGCCACCATGCGAGACGCCTACCGGGCCGTGCAATCCCTGTCGGAGACCCTCGGCTACATTCCGGCCGAACTGGAAAAAACGTTGTTGTACCGGGTCGAAATTGGAGACATTGCCGGTGCCGAGCGCCTCGGGGCGCTGATTAGCGCCAGCGACACATACCGGGCCGTCGCCAGCGACGAACTGCGATTCCTGGGCGGCGCATCCTCCGCCACGTCTGGCATGGTCAACAACATTACGGTCAACGCCGGAGTAGGCGACCCAGGCAGCATCGGGCAGGCCGTCGTGGAATCCATTAGCGCTTACGAACGTCGGAACGGGGCGGGGTGGCGTAGGTGACACACCTGCCCTTGGGCACCACGGTGGTGGCGTACTTCGACGTACCCACAACGCCCGTGTTTATCCTTGACGACCCCGTGGCGGGCGAACTGGACAGCGTCACGTATGTGCTGGCCGGTGACATTGCTACCGACATCACGGCCGACGTCATCAGCGTGACCACCAGGCGGGGCCGTTCACGGTGGCTGGACGAAATCACGGTCGGAACTGCAGCGTTCGTTACCCAAAACAGGGACGGTAATTACAACCCGACCGGCGGCGGCCTGTACTCGGCCAACATTGTGCCCGGCAAGCGAGTCACGATCAGCGCCGGCGGCACACCCATATTTGACGGCCTAGTTGACGATTGGGACCTAGCGTTTTTCTTGGACGGTGAAGCCCGAGCCAGCGCCTACGTGTCCGACACGCTCGCACGGCTCGGGCGCGTGCAGTTGGACGGCCACACCACCACTAGCCAACTGTCAGGCGCCAGGGTGAACGCCATCCTTGACCGGCCCGAAGTGGATTTCCCCGCAGCCCTTCGCAACGTTGAAACCGGGCAAACCACGTTGCAGGCCGACACCGTCGCTGACGGCACCGACGTGCTGACCTATCTGCAGTTGGTGTCGCAGACCGAGGCCGGGCGCCTGTTCGCTGCCGCTGACGGGGTACTGACCTACCAGGAACGTGACAGCGCTGTCAGCACCACCGGCGTACCAGAATTCCGGGACGACGGGTCAGGCATCCCGTACCAGGACATTGCGGTCACCGTCGGGTCAGACCTGTTGTTCAACCGGGCCGTTGTCACCCGTGAGGGCGGCACGACGCAGATCGAAGACAACACGACCAGCCAGGCGCTGTACGAAATTCGCACCCTTACCCAAGACGGGTTGCTATTCAACAGTGACGTTGACGCCGAGTCGTACGCTGAATACCTGGTCAACAAATACGCCACACCGGAAATCCGGTTCAACGCCCTGACCGTGTCCCTAGCCGGTTTGACGACGATGCAGGCCGCCACGGTGTGCGGTATCGAACTGGGCGACCCGGTCCGTGTCGTGTTCACCCCACCAAGCGGAACACAAATTGACCGGTACGTCTTGGTCGAAGGCATTGAACACACCATCGACACCAGTAACCACCGTGTTACGTTTAGAACGTCAAGCCTGCAGGAAGCCGGGTTCACCCTGGACGACGCAGTGCTAGGCGTACTGGACGGTGACGCGGTCCTGTCCTACTAGGAAGGCCAAACATGGGAAGCGGATTCAAAGACTTTGCAGCGGGCGACATCCTGACTGCCGCCGACGTCGACGGCTATTTGATGCGTCAGACGGTGATGACCTTTGCCGACGCATCGGCACGTGACACGGCTCTGTCCGGTGTGCTTGATGAGGGCATGGTCGCCTATTTGGAGGACGTGAACCGGTACACGTTCTACGACGGCAGCGCATGGCTGGACATCGTGGCCGGTAGCACCGCCGGAATCTGGACGGCGTACACGCCGACGTTCACCAACCTGACGGTAGGTAACGGGAC